TATAGTAATTGTACTATGCAAACCATTTCATTCTCCAAACCAACTCCCAATCCATTTTCAATGATGAATCAAGAGAAAGAGAGAGATGATGTTGATGTCCTGTTGAGCGAACAGCTTGCAGAATATCAAGAGGAAGAGGACCCGTTCACTAGTGAATGGGGCCCAGACGAAGAGGACAGCGAAGAGTCTTTCGAGGCCATGGAACAGTTCCTAGATCGGACGCACAAGAACCGCGAGGAGAGAGAAGTTGCCAAGGGTCGCCAGGCCCTTGACATCGACTTCCCATTCTACTCCGTTAATGTGTGGCCAGTCGGGAACTGCCAAGTCCCCCACGGCCCGCACGGCTCACAACGCCCTAAGTCGGTTAACAGGCATCAAGTCGCCAGGCTTCGTGTCATTGCCCGATCACAAGGAATAGTGCATGCCGATGCGGATGATGTTTTCAGCCGAGTTCTCGACTTCCTGTCTGCCAGGGCAGTAGAAATAAATCTTGCCGTTAGCCTCACTGCTGCCGTTTTGTCCGTCGTGTCGTGTGTTGGAGCTTACTATTCAGGTGCCAGCCTGATGGTTAGGGCTAGCACACTACTCACTGCAGTAACGTCCGTCTCATCCTTGCTCATCAACGCAGGTGCCAGCCTAGGTTCAGTGCAGGGTGTAAAGACCTTCTTCACCAATGTGTTGGGCAACGGGGCGCCAGCCCCGGTCGGTGCTGCCGACCCCACCAACGTGGTACCCCCGTGTGAACCATTCGACGGCCTGGAACGCCTGTTTCATGAGGGCAGCAACACGTCAACCCCTGCCCCGAGCGTGGTGAGTAGCGCGCGTTCAGTAGTTGACGACGACTCCGACGACGATGAGGGTGCTGTGGCGCTGGTCCCACAGCACGTCCAACAACAGGGCGATAACGCGTCTTGGGCTGATGAGATGGAGGGCGTCGATGTGCCCGAAACGTCAACAAAACAAGCTGCGTCAACCAGCACGCCCACCCCAGCCTTTGATGAGGAGGGTGCGCCTACACCAATCCTGCGTCGCGGTGAAGCGCCTAGCTTGGGCATGGATGCGTACAAGATGGCGTTCGCGGCCCACGTGAAGTACGTAGAAGAAACTGCCCCGGAGTTTTTGTCATATTTCCCAGGATACGTCCTGAAGGCTATGTGCAGGTGGGTTAATAATCAGCCCCTCCCGGCAGAAGCGCAGGACGCGGCGCCAGACCTCATTTCATATGAACGTCGCACGTTGAGCGCGTTCACGCCAGATGAACGGCAGAAATTTCGCAAAGTAGTCAAGGCACTGGGCGAGGACACCATGCCACACTCACTTATGGCAGGTGCTGCCACAATGGCGATAAACATCTTGGCCGTGCTGACGATGGGTGCCTTTCGCGTTTTTGGTGCCGACATTGGCGATCTCACGAAACTCATCGCCACAAAGAACATTCTGCGTAATGAGTTCAACGATATCAAGGATTTCTTCACAACGCTAGCCAATGAGTGCTTTGACCTCAACTTGGGCCCTGCCGCCCAGTTTCACGTCAAGGTGGCTGAGTTGATGAAAAGTGGTGACGAGCTCACCAAACTGAATACCCAGGACGTCTATGCTGACGAGAACTACGCCAAAATTGAGACGTGGATCACAGAAGTTGAAGCATTCCTGATGTCAGCACGCAGCATCAAGGAACTCAACCAAGCGCCCAGCTTCACTCTGCTGACGCTTATGCACAACAACATCCGCAACAACTTCGAGACCGCGCGCCGTAGTCGTGAGAGCGTAGGTTTTCGTCAAGAGCCCGTGGTCATCAGTTTGTACGGCCCAAAGGGTTCGGGAAAAACGTACCTGGCCAACTATATTCGAGAGTACGTGTCTCGCACTCTAGGAATCTCAGATGCGTGTTACGAGGTCAATCTTAGCCAAAGTGGCGGTTTTTTCCCAGCGTACAGTAACCAACCGTGGATGCTGGTGGACGAGTTTCTAGGCAGTGTGGACGACCCATTAGCCAACAAACTCAATGGCCTTGCTTCTACCGGCCCCTTCAAGATGGAAGGGGCCTCACTGGCTGAAAAGAACCAATGGGCCAACATGAAGTTCATCATCCTCATCTCGAATGTCGCAAGGCGTTCCATCCCCTCTCTGACCCCACAGGCTACTGAAGCGCTGTTCTCGCGCTTGAAGACGCATGCCGTGAGGTTCCCAGAACAGGACCCAGATGCCCCCCGTTCTGCGCGCGGGCGCCAAGAAAACGGGGCCCACTTGCGCATCGATAAATTGAATTTCCGGTTTGACGTGACCATACCGGGGTATTTCAACCTCGAGAGCGCCGTGGGCGTTTCATTGCGTTCATACGTCAACTCAATTATCGACGAATACAACGCCAACAAGAATGCGTACGACACCAGGATGATTGGGCGTGCTGGAGAACTGCCCGAGCCAGCCGCGCGAGTTCCGCCATGTCGTGAGCCGCTAGTTGAAGGCGAGGCTGCGGGCAACCCCAGGCGCGCACAAGTGCATGCTGCTTCTCTTCCATTCATCGTGGCGTTCTCTGGTGACCCAGGGTCAGGCAAAACACATTTCGCCAACGAATACGTGCAGAACACCTTCGCCAACCTATTCAATTTGCCGATCGTGGCCCTACAGGACTTCGCCGGGCCATTTGAGAAGAAGGCCATCTACATGATTGATGACGTACTGGCGCAAGACAATGTGCCGGCATACATGGCCATGCTTAGTGCCGTCCCGACTGGCTCCGTAGTGTGGTTATGTACGAACCTGAACATCGTTCGCTATACGACGCTGCGAACGATCGCCGCACCGATCATCAAGATTGGCGTGCCAATGATCTCGAAAACGTACGACGTGGCCATCAACGGTGGTTGTCATTCTGGCGTTGCGCGTCGCATTGGGCTCAGCGGCTACGTCAAGCTCGCTGATTCAGGAGCCATCTACGTGTCAGCGAATGAGAGCTGCGGGATACACTTCCGTTGCACTAAGGATGGCATCAAACGGGAAACCCGGCTCTGGGGTGAAACCGTTAGCGAACCCCTTAACCCAGAGCAGGTGGTACATGAGATCATGAACGCAAAGTTCAAGTATGATCTGCATTCTGGAGTGATGACCACGGTTTTCGATGCACCAATCGTTGACAAGGATTACGACATCAAGTTCCAGTTCAATTCCCTAGAAGACCTGTGTAAGATGCTTGAGAGTGATGCCAACTTGATCAGTGCGTTCACCGATCCGTCTTCAAATGTGAGCGTATCTGAGCGCGTCTTTGCGATGCGCGGCCCGGCATGCAATCCTTCAAACTGGAAATGGGTTGACTTCTTGCACGACGGTGACGATTTCAGGCGCCTAGCGTCACGGTACGCGTTGATGCTGTGGAGCGCAGCCCCTGACATCACTGCCTATTTCAAGGCTGGCCCGTATGCAGCTGTGTACGACAAGGGTGTTCTGAACATATGCGGTACGACAACCGAAGGGGTTTCATCGCATGTGGCGAGTGGCGATGATGTCACCATCGTTTTTGAAGACGGCTTCACAGTGCGCAGTACGAGACATGAGCTGTACCTTCTTTGCACAAGCTCTATGCCAAGGGCCTTTGCGCCCGTGGCAGCCCATAGAGTCATAGCCATCAAGTCATATGTCGCAACACTGATCGACAAGGACGACGACCCGTTGCGCACCGAACGCGCGCAGGGTGTCCAGGAACAAGCCGCCAGCCTCCGTGTTGAGATGCTCACTAAGCTTAAGGCCAGAGCGTACACCTTTGTGGCCAAAAACCCCCTTTTGAGCGCGGTTGCCCTGTTGCTGATAGGTGTCAGCATCATTGCCGGCATTGTGTCAGCCCTGTGGCCGTCCGGCGCCAGCGAGGAGGGTCTCACGAGCGCTGCAGCCATCGAACATGCAGCCAAGGTCAACAAAAAGTTGAAGAAGGACAAGACCGTGTATCAGGTTGAGTTGATTCGTGCGGCCAACGAGTTGCAGTACCTGAGTAAGTGGGACATCAAACGGTACAATTCATACCCCACTGACTTTCCCGAGCTGTGGACCGCTCTCAATTCTGAAGTGCGTGCCAACAACAAGCGTGCACGCGGCGGGCGCAAGGCCAACCCAGACGGCTATGACCCCGACGAGGAAGATCGTAACGTGTGGATGGACAACGCCACTGACGAGAAGAGACGTGATGTCGTTCAGGACGTGGACAATTTCCGCTCGCTTGGCGGTAGCGCCGACGCCTTCGCGCGCCTCGCCGCTTCAAAACGGCGGATGGTGACACGACGTGAGTATGCGCGGTACAAAGACTCCCCAACCAGCTTTGAGTTTGACGATGACGACGCGTTTGCGTACTCCATGTCGACGGTTAAGCATGGCGCCCCCTTACCAATCAATGACGCCATAAACAAGATCTCTGAGAGCGCGTGTCTCGTCCAATGCGACCACAACCTGGGCTCGCATTCCACAATGTTGACAACGGTCGGGCTGTGCCTTGGCGGGGCGTACGTTTTAACCGTTGCGCACGTGCTGCCGGATGTGGGTGCAAAACCGCTCATCACTATCACTGAGGGGGATGATGTGAAAAGTTACCCAGCTCATGTCGTGAACATGTCCCGTAAGTATGAGCTTGCAGTGCTCAAGGTTGATTCCCCAAACTGGAAGGCGAAGTCGAAGTTGACGGGATACTTCGTCGATCCCAATGACCCGGTCCCTAGAGACGGGATTTCCATCCGCCCAGCAACAGCAGGCCGCCCTGTCCAAGTTGTCACGACACCAATAACGGCGCGCAACCTGACGACGGTGACGCACCCATTCCGAGGCACAACCGCTGCTGGGACTCGCGTAAACTACAGGGAGATTGCGTATGTTAGCGATTACCACGCCATGGGAGGGGCGTTTGGCTTACGTGCAGGTGACTGTGGATCACCTTTGTGTCGGACCGATGTCGACTGCGAAAACCGCATCATTTGCGGCATATATACAGGTGTTTGCGCCAATGATGCGTACTGGGTGAAGGTTGATTCCTTCATCGTCAGGGAATTGATGACGGAGGTTGAGAGCCTGGTGCTGGAGAAGACAATCGTGTTTGGTGAGCGTGAGGCGGTGGTAGACCTGGACACCGCTATGCTCATCACTAGACCTGAGGGCAAGAAGGGCCCCCACACGCCACGGCTGGACCTCACTCCGCTCATTACGCCAGGCACAGGGGGCCAACTTGGGTCGACTAGGGGTGACTACAGCATGGAGAAGGAAAAGAGGCCCTGCCGGATGAAGACGTGTTTGCCACCCGATGAGCTGCCGTCCTCTAAGGTTCCAGTGCCCAGTACTAGTGCCCAGGTCCAAGACAAGAGCCAAATGACTTCCGTTCCAGCTGGTTTACACAAGGGCAAATACAACATGGTCCTCAACAACGTTGCCGGCCAGTTTTGCGAGAAGAAGCAGGTCCCGTGGCCTTACTACGAACGAGCCATCTCCGACACGAAGTCCACGTTACCCCCCCAGTGTTTGAGCATGAGGAAGAAGAACATCATGGAAGTACTGAATGGTGGTGCCCCTGGTGATGAATATCGCACTGTCCGTTCGAGCGTCGACGTCCATACAGCGCCCGGTGTTTTCTACGAGTACATGTTCAACATGCATGACAAGACTCTATTCTTCCGTGGGCAGGAGATCAGTGGTAGATGGGTGCCAGATCGCCCGCTAGTCATCGACACGAGCCGGGCTCCCGGAGCGTGTCTGATGGAGAGATTCAAGGCCATCGCGCAGCTCGCGCGTGAGGGGAAGACGCTTCTGTGCATTTCAAAGAACTTCATGAAGCAAGAACTGATCAAGAAGAGCAAAGCTGATGTGGGGGCCGCAAGAACCATTGAGTCGAATGACTTTGCCCTCAACATGTGGATGGACAGCGTGTTGGCTGATTTCTATGAGCGTAGGCAGATGCATCGGAACGGCCAGTACATGGTGATCGGTACTGCGTTCAGAACACAAGGCCAGGCCATGTACAGGCACTTGCTAGAGAAGAATTCGAAGGAGTGCATGGCTATTGACGTCCCGCAGTGGGACAGGCGAACATCTCCGAATGTGATCAAGGCGGCTATCAAGCTAGCTTTCGCGCACGCGCGAGCTTCACCAGAATATGAACAAGCAGACATCGACAACATCGAGAAGGCGATGATCGCTTATGCAGTGTACAACGTGTCTATTGTTATGGATGCAGTGTATTGGACACAGGGCAGAATTGCGTCCGGGTGCCGCTTCACGGCCGAGTGGAACACGGACGGCCACCACTTGATGCGCCGCGCCGGCATATACCAACTAACTGAGGAGAAGAAGGGAAGGGTCCCGATCTACGATTACTACGCCAAATGGGTTGCAGAGGTGATTTACGGTGATGACAACTTAGCTGCCGTTGCCGAGGGAGCGCCAGAAGAATTCTCAGCTGCATCGTGGAAGGAAGTCTACGCTCGAGCTGGATACCCAGCAACTAATGATCGTAAGGATGGCGATCCTGAATTCACCTCGTATGAAGACGCATCCTTCTGCTCCCGCTATCCCGTCTTCGGTGATCGAGTGTTGCATCTGGCGCTGAAGAAAGACACCATTAACTCCATGTTGCAGTGGAGCAGCAGTTTCGACCCTGACCATATGGAAGCCGTGTGTGGTGTGGCCTTGCAGGAGTGTGTGCCATGGGGTGAAGAATACTACGAGCAGGTAACTGCGGCAATCCGCACCCTTAGCCGTCGGTACAACTTCACCCTGTGCATGCCCTCTTACGATGTCGCGCGATTTGCGGTGGATCGAATGGTTATTACTGGCGAGAGAATCACCCTCCAAGAATACCTTACGTCAGACTTAGGAGCCCAACCGATTTGTGCTAATGAAGCAGAAATTGAACCATCAATTCAAATTCACTCCAACTTTGAAACAATAACTACCATGAATCCTATCACCAAGTATATGCACCTGTGTGCCCATCCCAAATGTGGCGTGAGCCTGTACAAGTGTTCTAAATGCCTTTGTGAGTTTGACAATGATGAAGCTGGCAATCACATGGACAGTTGTGACGGTGAGGACAAAGGGTTTTTGTTTAGAATTAGCCGTGCTATGTGTCCCAATGCTCCCCCAGATGCTTTGTTCCCCCTACCCTTGAAGGATTGGATGTATGGCGTCGAGGTGGTCGAATGTGTTGAAGCCATCCATGGCAAGGATTATGAAGACGACTACCTGGCCACGTACCGCTGCACAGGGTGCGGCGTTCGCGTGCAGGCCATCGACACGCCCAACCACCCATGCGACGAGGACTGGTTGTTGACTGTGCCTGGCGAAGGCGCACCGGCTAGAGGTGATGTGTATCGAATCTGGAACAGAGAGTTACCAGAAGAACAGCTCGACGATTGCGGCCCCGTCTCGCGTGGCGTGGGCGTCTACAAGTGTTGCTGCTGTTATGCCGAGTTTTCTGGCAGCCGTTTGGAGCGCCACTTGCAACAGTGCAGGACATGGATGGTGTTGTGTGTCGTCCCCCCCACCATCCAGGGGCAGGGGTTAAAGGACAATGAACTTGAGGCGCGTTTCTGCGTTGACATAGTTGATTGTTATGAGGTGGCTGAATTCAGTGACCCCAGCCGAGATAAGCCAGCTTGGGGTGAGGAGGCACAGTTCAGGTGCACCCGTTGTGGTGACCAGTTCGACACAGGGTGTTTGACGGACCATTGTCACAACAGGTTCATCCAGACAGTGCGTAGTGATGAGGACCTTTCGTTCTTAAACTACGATGTTGAACAGGTGCATTTCTTCGAGTACGGGAACTTTGACAACGCCACTGTGCATGCTGATGCCGTGCCAGTCAGGAGAGAAACAACCGTTGCGCCCAGTGCTGCGCCGAGCGCAGTCCCGAGCACTATGAACGCATCGCCAGGCAGCGGTACCATTGCGAGCGAAGGGCCAGAATTGGCCATCAGTTTTCTTGGCCCGGCAGGAGCTCAGGCCCTTGAGCTTATGGACATGGCCGGCCCGGCCATTGAACACATCGACGTGGCCAGAGAGGTGTTCACCGACACACAGACGCCCCCTATCAAGATCACCAATATGGCAAAGCGTGGTACCATCGTCCAGACCATCCCCTACCTCGACTCGACCAGGTGGAGCGCTGCCATGGTCTCCCAGGCCAAACTCAATGAGTTGTGCACTGGTGGTGTACTATACCAGATGGAAATGCACGGGCCAGCCACCAATGGCGGTTGTCTGCGCGCTGTCTGGTTGCCATACACCCCAACGAGCACGACCATCAACATCGCAAGAGTTTCCCAATATCCATTTGTGGAAATGCCATTGGGGGGCGATCACGTCATTACAATGTGTTTGCTTGACTCGAAAACGACACCCACCGTCAGGAAGACTAGCGAGTTTTTCGCACCATTCACCCCGCAGAACACGTGTTGCATTTGCATCTACGTGGATCAAGAACTTAACAACGGGTACAACGTCGGGGCTAGCAATGAGCTGTATGTGTCATACATTTTGCGCTCGTGTTTTGGCCCGTACTGGAAGATGGGGAGGGCACTGATTGGCAAGGATGGTGAAGACGGCCTGATCGGTAGATCCATCTCGAGTCTCCTGGGTCGGTCGGGTGTTCGCCTCACTATCGGCGACAACAACCAACACTGGGATCGCAACAAATTCCCCATGCCCGACCTGGACTTGATCATGCCCAACGTCAATTCGTTCAATGTCCGGCAAAGAAAGACTGCCAACGGGACAGAGGTGAATGCCGTCATCACACGAATTTGCTTGCTGAACGGCATCGACGGCAACGACGATCGAACTTTGGCCTTCATGCACGGCGTACAGATGGCTGGTGCGCCAAACACCAGCTACACGCTTCCGCCGAACAGCTTCAGCGGTGCGGATTCCGCGAAGGTGACGGGTTCGGATTTTTCCGAGATATTGTACATGAACACCAGCCCGACCTTTGATGAGGAGATAGTCTTGGACTTCAGCACTTCCGTGCCTATCCGCCTGCGGACGGTGCGTGTGATTGCTGATGAGAACGGCGCTTATGCTTTGTGCACATTCCAAACCGCACCAACGAGTGTCGCGCTCAACGACACACAATCGTGCGGCTTGACAGTTGTGCAAATTCGCCGCATGCTTAACATCTTCTTTAGCGCGGCAACGACGTACATCAAAGCCCCCACTGGCACAGCATGGATCCCAGGGCCCAGTGCCTACAAGTCCGCATGCTTTGTGACAAGCGTGTTCCCCGGTAACACCACCAACATGTACTCGGGCGTTGACTATGCTCTTTCCTCTGCCCTGTCCGACCTGCCAGGACGCTGTGTGGTCACTTTGGCCAACCCTGTGGAACCATTGCAACAAATACCCGTAGTGTTTTATGATGGGCTGTTCGCCCTCAATAACCCGGACAAGTACATGGTGACTGTTGGTTTGGTCGATGATTATTACATCTCGGCTATATCAGCATATCCTACACTCGATCTGGCGAATGAGGTCACAGCCCCACTGGAGAGCTACGCCCTACCATCAAGGGCTATGCCTAGCTACGAACATGCTCCAGTCGACGTTGAGCGGGCAATGAGGACCAGTGCGTGGGTCATGTACAATCGACGATGTGACCCAGAAGGATGTGGTTTGCCGCTTCTGAAGGAAACCCCCGATTACGAGATGATGGTCTGGAGGGCGCGCAACAATGGCGTGGTGCACTCAGAAGATGACAACGGTACCGTGCACTCCATGGTGGCCTCTATTATAGCAGGGGTCGCTAGTGGAGCGGGTGGTGCTGCTCAGGATGCCATAAGCTCGCGTCGCCAACAGAAGTACGCGCTGGAGCGCATGTTGCTCGCTCACAGCCAATCCATGGAGCAAGGTTTGCAGGCAGGCAAGATCGGCCTAGCAACCGGGTTGGCAACGATCAAAGCCCGTGCGGCGGCGCAGTACCAGCTCGATGCGGCCCGGATGGGGCTGGACGCCGCTACGGTGCACCGCACCGTCAACTCGCACAGCTACTCGCCAGGGGTCGTGCAGAACTTGCGGCCCCAATCCTTTTCAACTCCGGGGCAAGGAGAGGCAGTCCGGAGTCATCGCGTTGTTTCCAGGCGCGAGTCAGCAGTGTCGTTTGCCGGATCCCGACGTGAGTCGGGTGCTTCGAACGTCTCAGCACGTAACAGTGCTGGGGAGTGGGGCGGACCTCCGGCTGATGCTGGGTGGGCCAACGAAATGGAAGGAGTTGAGTTGCCTCCACGTGAC